TTGAAGAACTGATGCACGCTCATCGCAGGCGGGCCTCCGCAAACTCGTTAAACGTCAGCGGCGGCTTGCCTTCCAGTGCCAGGATGCGGTTCTCATGATCGAACGCAATTTCCTGCTCGACGGTAGGCGTATTCTCTGCGGGCTCCGGCGGCACATAGGGGTCTGGCACGCCGCCGGCTTCGACCCACTGGATGTAACCAGGGCTGAACTGGTCGCCGTTGTAGTCGCGGTTGGCCATGTCGGGCGGGATGCAGGCGCCGTCCGACGCGCGAATGACGGCGCAGGGTTCTTCGGTTGCGGTGAGTTGATAGTCAGCCATCAGAGCCTCGCGTCGTTATTGATCGTCACCGCGACCTGCCAGTTTCCCGTAACCGCGACATTCAACAAAACTCGGTTTATTTTTTTAGTGGCGGTGTAAGCGTTGAGGGTGCAGTTGAAGTAGGCCTGCGCAGCCATTACTGCTGTAGGATTGCTCCGTTTTTCAACGGAAAAAGCAACATTGCAGGCGGCTTGAGCCGTGCCTGCCGCGCCATAGGAAATTATGTCGATTTCAGTTGCTTCCCAATACCTCTGGCACGTCACCAGCTCCTGATCGAACGGACGCATGATCAGCGCCGAGCGCGCGGCGGATGGTGCTTCGATGCCGGGAAGGACGACGACGCCTGACAGCAGCATGTAGTCGCTGACCGCAGCGACACCGTTGGTCATGCCTGTGGCACCAAAAAAGGCGGTGCCGGCCGTCCACACTCCCGGAGCGGTCTGAAGCGCCGATCCGGTCATCATCACCACACTCAAGAATATTCCTACGGTGTTATCTTTAGCCCATGTCCCTGCGGTATCGCCGGGAATGGTTACGGTTTTGTACTCCCATGTTTGCACGGCAGTCACACTGAACGTCGCTACATAGCTTCGATTGGTTGATGCATTGGTGACTGAAACAGAATACGTCCCGACCCTGTTGGCGTAGACCCAGAATGCAACCGTCAATGGCTGTGCGTTTGGTGTACCCCACGCCAATCGCGCCGCGCGATAGCCCTCAATACGCTGCTGGAATAAAACATTATCACTGGACGCGGGTGACGGATTAGCTGTGCCGTTGACCTGCAACTGCACAGCCGCACCGTGCCCCGGCGGAAACACAGTAGGATTTTGTTGGCCGCGTATCGCCTGTGCGCCAGCCGAGTTTCCATACCATCCATCAACAATATATTTGGAATTGCTGGCTAGATCGACAAACCCTGTACTACCTAACTCCTGACTAACCACCATCGACCCGTTGATCTGCATCCCAGAATACGCCAGCGCGTCGAAAGGCGCAGCGTATATCGAACTCCGGTTGGCGTAGACGTTGCCCGGCAACTGCCACTTCTCGCCGTCCCACGTATAGTTGCCGTAGGCCTGGCCGAGTGTTGGCGTGTCAGGAAAATTGAAACTCATCGTCAGCGCCTGTCGGTTGCGGTGAGTTGATAGTCTGCCATCAAAGCCTCGCGTCTACTGAAAAAACAGCCGTACCGGTGCAAAGCACGTTTGTCGCACTAGGCGATAACGACATTTCACACGTAGCTAGATTTATTGAAATAGCGTCAATGGAAATGGTATTTCCTCCGTTCGAAAACGCGGTTCTTGTGATGGCTGGGGTAGCTCGCATAAAACAGGGAAAAAAGTATCTATGAGATACCTTAGCGCCAGCTGTCGCTACAGTTACGGCGTTAAACTCATCGAATGCAGAATGCCAATATCTCTGGCACGTCACCAGCTCCTGATCGTACGGCCGCATGATCAGCGGCGAGCGCGCGGCAGATGGCACTTCGATGCCGGGGAGGACGACGACGCCAGTGATGGAAGCGTAATTTCCTGCGGTGGCCATGAGGTTCGGCGTGCCCGAGGACGCCATCTCTATCATCAAAACGCAACCGGCTGTGTTGTCTGTTTTCCACGTACCCGTCGTTTGCGCGGGAAATGTAATGGTCACCCACTGAAAAGGACCAGTGGTTATGGTGAAGGGCGTATAACCAGTGCCGACAGAAAAATCACTGTTCGTTATGAGAACGCGGTACGTCCCGGCAACTGCTGCGCGTACCCAGAACCCCATAGTAAGAGGAACTGCTCCCGCCGTGCCCCAGCCCAGACGGGAGAACCTGTACCCTTCAATGCGCTGAGTGAACCGAACATAATTCGTACCCATACTTGCTTGCGCCGTGCCTACCACGAATTGAAGGCATTTCGTAAATCCGGGTATTTCTGTCGTTAGCGGGGTTGGCCCATACGATACCGTGCCACTGCTCAGATTAAAATCAGCCATCCATCCGTCGAGTACGTATTTGTTCGGTGTAACAACCGCACCCGGTGCTTCTTGGTTAACCTCCATCGACCCGTTGATTTGAAGGCCTGAATAGGCGAGCGCGTCCAAAGGCGCAGCCGCGATATTGACCCGCGCCTGCGTCTGCTGCGGCGCTGTCAGCGTCTGCGCCATGTCGAACCGCACAGCGCCTGCGCCGCCATCCGCAATCGCCACCCACTGGACGGAAGTGCCGTCGTCAAATTTAAAATAGAGAATGCCGGTATCGCTCTCCCACCACAGCGAATTGATCGGAGCGGCGGGGGCGCTATCGCCGACATAGATCGCGCCTTGCGAGGGGCCGTTCGTCCACTTCTCACCATCCCACGCATAGCCGCTGTAGGCTTGGCCGACAGTTGGAGCGTTGGGAAAGTCGTAGCCCATCGTTAGTGCCTGTCAGTTGCGGTGAGTTGATAGTCTGCCATCAGAGCCTCGCGTCCAGCACTAAAGCATCTGCCGGATTGTTTGTGGCAGAATACAAAATCGTGGCTTGCCCAGCCACAAGGCCGCCAGCGACAGAAAAATTAATATGGCCGCGAGACGGTGTTGTGGCGGCTACAAACCCGCTACTGTTGGTGGCAGCAACAGTCCCTCCTGCCGCGGAATACAGAAAGAAATTAGACACGCTGCCAACTAGCGATAATGTAGGTACTGCTCTTTTCTCCGCGTACTTGACGGCTATCATGGCCTGGAGAGTTGTTGTGCATTGCCCAGCTCCAATAGAGCCAAACATCTTCTCGTAGTACCGCTGGCACGTAATTAGCTCCTGATCGTACGGCCGCATGATCAGTGGCGATCGTGCCGCGGATGGCACTTCGATGCCGGGGAGAACGACGACGCCGGTAAAACGGAAGGAATTGGTTGTTGAGGCTACCGCATTGATTTGACCCGGCGCGGCAATGAAGTTACCAGCCACCCAAGCATTAGCTGATGGCGCGGTGTAGGTCGTACCGCTTGCCATAGTAAACGATATTTCCATGCCTGTGGTATTGTCGATTGCCCAAGTACCCGCCGTGTCGCCGGGGATTGTTATAGCGTTGAACTGAGGGACGTTCGACACGTTCTGGGTATACGTAAAAGCATAAGACCTGTTAGCGGCAGCGTTACGTATACTGCCGGTGTATATTCCGGTCTGAGTATGCGCTGCCCAGAACCCAATCGTAATAGGCTGCGCATTTGCCGTTCCCCATCCAAGCTTCGCAATCCGATAGCCTTCAATTCGCTGCGAAAAAAATACCAAATCACCGGCACCCATGACGGCTTGTGCAGTGGTGGCATAAGCAATCAGCATATTTGAAAACTGGGGAAAGATCGTTACCGCAGGATATTGAGCGGCATACATAGCGTTGGTGCCTAGTCTAGTCATGGCCCAACCGTCGATGAAATAGCCGGTCGCAGTGATCCCGGTCGTGCCGTTCTGTTGGCTAACATCCATCGACCCGTTGATCTGCATGCCGTTGTAGGCGAGCGCGTCGAACGGCGCCGCGTAGACGTTAGCTCGCGCTTGTGTCTGCTGCGCAGCCGTCAGCGTCTGCGGTACGTAGGTCACTGCGTTTAGCGCAGCCGCGCTCATCGCCGGAACGGCGATCACCCACTGCGACGAGTTTCCATCGTTATATCTAACGTAAAGATTGCCGGTGTCGCTCTCCCACCAGAGTGTGCCGTCTGGCTTACCCACCGGCGGGGTGTCACTTACGATGAGGCCGCCGCCGGTGCCGCCTGTACCATCCACACCGGGAGGGCCTTGAGGCCCTGTATCGCCCTTCGGGCCTTGCGGGCCTTGCGGGCCTTGCGGGCCTTGCGGGCCTTCCGGGCCTTCCGGACCTGGCGGTCCTGTATCGCCCGGCGGGCCAGGCACAGTACTATCGGCGCCTGGAGGCCCTGGATCACCCTGCGGCCCCTGCGGCCCCGGCGGGCCCGGCACATCACTAACACCTGGGGGCCCCTGCGGGCCCTCCAGCGCGACATTGAAAGCGGTACCACTGGGCGGTGAGAAGCGATTACTAGCTGTGGGCATCGTACCACCCCCCAGACGATCGCGTTGTCGGGCGGCCGGTCAGAATTGGAGCGGGGCTATCGTGAGCCATGGCGTAGGCGAGGGCGTCGGAATAGGTGTTGAGATCCTCCTGGTAAGGTGAGCCTTTATGGGCCTTCCATTGCCAGATCATGCCCAGCTTAAGCACTCGCTCGTCGAGCGAGAACGTGTCGCCGTCATTGATGAACTCATCGCCATAACCGCCGCTCAGGAGGTTGATGCAGTTCTTGTCGAGGTAGGCGAAGTAGGCGCTGTCATTGACGGCCA